GTCCATTATCAACGAATCTCGTTTCACGAGGCTAGGTTACCCCGGCCGACTATGTACGGCGACCGCCGGATGCCTTATCAGCAACTGTCCGACTGCAGTGTTGGCTCCAGCTCGAGCCACCGACTGGTCCACTTCATCCCCACTACTGGCGATGCGCAGGGCCACGCGCTTTGATGGCCGTTTTCATCCATCTGCCGGTTCACTGGCATAGGGTCGCTCAAACCCATCTATTAGTGGCAGTACAAACTAGTGCCTTCTATATATTCAAATATTTTTAGAAATTATAGACTTGCTTAGTCTCCTCGGCCAGGGACTAATGTGGCCGAGAATTTTTGCGGTTTTTAAATGTTTTTCGTGAGTTATTTATTATCCCGCCTCACTACGGTTAAAGGAAACAAAATTAAACAGTGGTATAAATAGACCACCAAGCAGCCTGGTTATCCGATGGCAAAGTTCCACCTGTCAACGTTATGACAATTGGGGCAGTCTTATCGGTTATATCGTAGGTCGAGGTTTGTGTACACGAACTCGCTGTCGCGCCATCTTGTGGGGACTGGTTCGTCCATAGGTGAGTACAGTTGGTCAACGTTAGTGCCGGATAATCAATAGCGGCACCAGTCGATCCAGCAAACATAAAAGTAAATGTCAACTGATTTTGGTTATACAAGGGAAGTATAACTATCTCACCATAATGGCCAGGATCGCCATACGTAACACGTGGATCCGTGTACTCCCAAGTTACAGAGTCACCCAAGCGGAAGGTCGCCCAACCTGAGTAACTGGCGCGAGCAATTATCTCGTTAATACCCGTCGAATCAACAATCGACGGCTTGTACAACAAAACATCATATGATACCCACAATTCACCGACGTTGGCCACTGCCTGTGACCCGACAGTAGCTATACTGAATTTACCCCAGTCATAAGTCGTAGTTACAGCTGGTGTAGCATTTGCTTCGGTACGGAGGTTACACAATCGAGTAACTCTCTCGTCTGGATGGCACTCAATGGGCAGTAGTACATCCTCACATGGCTTGCCATCGACAGACCACATCTCGTTCAAAACCTGCGTTTTATTAGCAAACGCGGGGTCCGACGCATCATACTGACACGCCAGCATAACAGTGCCGAGTGCGGTATTCGTCGAATTGAGAGCACTAGCTGAGGTTGATTTGAATTCAAAGACAATGCCTTTGAACTCATACTGTTGAAAACACTGGGCTATCCTATTTAAATAGGGGAACGTCGTTGCCATACCGGGGTTAATAACGTATGAAGCCAATGTAAACGCTGTCGTGGAGTTAATGTCACATATGTATTCACGGTGACACAACCTCATAGTCTCAGAGTTAGAGTGCATAAAAGGCACTTGTTTCCCTGTCGCAGCGTCAACTAACGAATTGGATTTCAACGTATAAGCCCCCAGTCCGAACATCGTGGACAATCTGTTCCCTCCCCAAGCCCCCACATCGGACAAGATAGAACCGAGTGTGGTATTCTTCTTCTTCTTAGTGGCTTTCTTCTTCTTCTCCTGCACGACCACAACTTGTTGTGGCTGTTTCTTTTGTCTCTGAAATTTAACTTTAGTCATATGGTATTGGATCCTCCTATGACCAGGGAGGACTGTACATCCCTAGGACCTCAATCGAGGGGCGCCGTGCAGTCTCTCGGCATTTTGTTTAGCACGGAAATATTAAGGCAAAGCCACCGTTTTGGGCCTAAACCTAGGGACCCAATTGAGCTAGAGGAGATCGAAGATTTGATTGGGCAAGTGAACATTAATATCATAGTTGAAACTTAGTTGCGAGACTTCCTGTTCCAAAATTGACTGCTGGGTAGGATCAACCCCGAATGCTTCCCAAAAGGAAACTCTCGCGCAGTCAGACACAGGCACAACTTTTCCAACCATTCCTTTACTAAATGCTCGCTTACTATCGAAGTCTCTATCGAATTTCATCCGCGACTTCTTAGAGCCGCCGTGGACAGTGCGCAGATGTTCGTATAAGGCTTGGTAAATTGGTATGCCGGACGTCAAGGCCAGTCCACATTCCCCAATGGCATTCAACCATGTCACCATGGCTTTGGCATTACTAAGCGGCTTCAAGCACGCTGAGTCACGGATTAAGGCACGTTTGAGAGTACGCACCATTCTATACCGACCAGGAGTTATTTCAATGGGGCTCATTTGGCAGAATACGATGTGCTCCAATCTATAAGCAACACCCTCCAAAGCCATCTTGAACCCACATTCTCTATAAAACTTCTCATAGTCGGCTAGGAACGATTTCTCATTCGACCTTTCCGTGATGACGACAATATCGTCGCCATTATCCCCAAATTCTGCCTTAATTCCCAACCACTTGCAATACGATGCTGTCATTGCGCACATTAAAATGACCGCCGCCATCGACGTGTCAATATCACCAGACATAATTCGACCCACGATTTTCACGACGAAATAGCCGTCAGGGCACACAGCCCGGATGACGTTGACCAGCTGCCGTTTCTGCAACCGTCTCAACTCCCGCGATCGGTAGGGTAACTGCTGTACTGAGTGTTTGAATTTGAGCACATCCTCTAAGGCATGCCCATCAAACTTCTCAGCATCAAGCGAGATAGCCACAGGCCTTTCAAACCTGTTCCATTTATCTCTAAAAGCATTCCCCATGTCATCTACATTCAGCCCTTTCATCACCGTGTTGGGACCACAAAGTTCCCCAATCCAATCAAACATCTTCTCTTCAATAGGCCGTAACCAAACCCCGAGTGAGATATTAAATCTCGGCTTTCTAGGAAAGATTGCCCTGGGAGTTGCATCCGGTTTCATAATCTTCTCGTACTTAACGAACGCATCGACTTCTGAATCCTTTGCAGTGAGTGGCTCTCTTAAAAGAGAGAGTCTCGCCTGCTCGTAGACTCGGCGCTTTGGGCCACGGTACATATTGACAAAGTCAATATCTCTTATCGGGGCGCAGGGAACGACGAGCTTCCGAAGCTCCTCTCTAAACCATCCTAACTTTCTCTCCACTTCACCGGCCTGTGGTGGTGGAGGTGGGGCGAAGCCCGTCTCTGATTTCTCATTGACGCAACGCTCGGCCACCGCCTTCTCGAGGTTACTGACAGAAGAGGTATGTGCTCCTACATACGCAGTGGGACAAAACCCACTGATTCGGGAGTACTTCCTCTCCTTCAGGACGAGACCATTCCGACGGATTCGCAAACCTGGCACTTTGGCTACTGTAGGAGTAGCTTCAATACCGAATCCGTCAGTATGGCCCCATCAACCGTCCATCGCAACTGGAACTCCTCTCAACATGAACTTGAGAGGGTTCCACCAACTATTCGGTCTAGCAAAAACATTCGTCCTGTATCTAGGTGCGGCCGCTAAATCATAGCGGTCCCAGACTTGCTGCGAGCCATATAGATCCATGGCCTCAATGTATTCAGCAGAGGGCAAGAATGACACCTCGACTATCCAATCCAAATGTTTCACCATATCAATGGCCCTGAGATTTGGTCTCTGTACCTTCATCTCAGCGGCAACGAATCTAGCAACCACTTGCTTCATCGCTACTGTCCTCTCGGCACGAGGAAACTTCAACTTCGTAATCGCCACCATCTCCCTCCTAAACAAACCCATGTCTACGCCACCCCTCCGCGAAGGGAGTGGTGGCAACTTTGGATGCAGCACTGCCTTACCTTGAGCATAGCCTTTGTAACTCCTCTGAGAGGCGAAACGCGAGCTAATAGTAGGTTCAGAATGAGGCTGTGCAGGGAGGCTAATTTCAGCCTGTGGCGCGTCATCTACTTCATCAATAGCAGCGGCTCCTACAGCCACGCTAGCCGATCGTACAACACCCATCGATTGCTTATTAAACCACCAGTGCATAGTGAACCACGTAGCGGCTGTACTAAGCCCTAAACCCCCAGCCGTAGCCGTGGGTATTAGCCAAGCAGCCGTAGCAGTCGTGACCGCCATAGTAGTAAAAGCCATAATCGCAAACAGATAAAACTCGCAGTTTAGGGAAGAATACAACACTTACCGGCTACTGCAATAAACGTGAATTTGCGAAACTAGTTCCTTGATAGCCTTAACTCAAGAAAC